AGTGGTTCATTAATCAGTTCAGCATCAGCTGCAAAAACAACAAATGACTCACAAGGTGTTTCAATAACAAATATAAATACAGCAACTGCAAGTTTAAATACTTCAGTAACCAATTTAAACACTACAACTGCAAGTTTAAATACTTCAGTAACTAATTTAAATACATATACATCTTCATTAAAAACCGCTTTATCATTAAGTGGTGCAGATTTAACAGTATTAGGTAATCTTACAGTACAAGGTGATACAACTACACTTAACACTTCAAATCTTTTAGTAGAAGATAAATTAATAGAAATTGCAACAGGAACTACATCCTCTGCAGCTGCAAATGGTGCAGGTATTTTTATTAGTGGTGCAAATGCAAGTATTCTTTGGGATGATGCCAACTCTACTTTAGATATTAATAAATCAATTGATATTGTAGGAAATATTACATTAACAGGAAATGTTGATGGTGTAGATGTTTCGGTTTTAAATTCAAATATAAACACAACTACTGCAAGTTTAAACACTTCGGTAACAAATTTAAATACTTTTAGTAGTTCTGCTAATACAAGATTTACTACATTACAAACTTATACTGCAAGTGTTGATACAAGATTTACTACATTAGGAACTTTAACTGGTTCATATGATACAAGGCATACCACAATAGGTAGTTATACTTCATCTTTAGAAACAAGAATGACCGCAGTAGGAACATCAACAGGTTCTTTAAACACTTCGGTAACAAACATAAACTTAACTACTGCAAGTTTAAACACTTCGGTAACAAATTTAAATACTTTTAGTAGTTCTGCTAATACAAGATTTACTGAAATTGGAGTTGTGAGTGGTTCATTAATCGCTTCAGCATCAGCAGCTAAAACTACAAATGATTCACAAGGTGTAAGTATTACAAACATAAACTTAACCACTGCAAGTTTAAACACTTCAGTTTCTAACTTAAATACAGCAACCTCATCTTACGAAACAAAAGGTAGAGGAATTGTATCGGGTTCTGCACAAATAGATGGTTCTTTATTAGGTTCAAATAAAACAATAACAATTGGTTCAACATCGACTACATTAGGTGGAACTTCAACAACATTGGCAGGTTTAACATCGGTAACATCAACTGGATTTACAGGAGCATTAACAGGTAACGCATCAACTGCAACAACTGCAGCTGCATTAACAACTGCAAGAACAATCAACGGAACTTCTTTTGATGGTTCTGCTAATATTACTATTCTAAACTTGGTATCGGGTTCTGCACAAATTACAGCAGGTTCAACTACAAACTTTGCAACTGATGTAAAAACACAATTAAATACTAATACAGTTGTGTCAGGTTCAGGACAAATTAACGTAGCATCAACAACAGGTGATATTGCATTAGGAACTAGAACATCTGGTAACTATGTGGCATCATTAGTAGCGGGAACTAACATTACTTTATCTAATAATAGTGGTGAAGGTGCAACTCCAACAATTGGATTAACAAATAATTCAACTACTATTGGTTCAACTGCAATTTCATTAGGTTCAAGTTCTACCACATTAGCAGGTTTAACATCAGTAACTTCAACTGCATTCGTAGGAGCATTAACAGGTAACGCATCAACTGCAACTACGGCAGGTACGGTTACAACGGCTGCACAAACTGCAATTACATCGGTTGGAACATTAACTTCTTTAACAGTAAGTGGAGCAACCGCAACGGGAGCATTAACAGTAACCGGAGCAATAACTGCAACAGGTGATATTACAGCATACTATTCGGATGGTAGATTGAAAGAAAACCTTGAAGTTATTCCAAACGCATTAGAAAAAGTATCAAAATTAACTGGATATACTTATAATACAAACGCATTAGGTAAACAATTGTTGAATAATGAAAATGATAACGATATTAAAGTCGGAGTTATTGCACAAGATTTACAAGAAGTATTACCTCAAGCAGTTAAATTTGCACCATTCGACAGAGATGCAGAAGGAAATTCAAAATCAGGTGAAAACTATTTAACGGTTCAGTACGAAAAAATTGTACCATTGTTAATAGAAGCAATAAAAGAACAACAAATTCAAATAGAGGAATTAAAAGCACAAATAGGTTCTAAATAAATGTACGATGTTTATTACACCACCGCAGGAGGACCCTGGTTTAATAGCGGTGCTGATATATGGGTAACTAATTGGATAAAAGAAGTGGCACCTGATTTAGAAGTCAAGCCACTTCTACTTTTCCATAGACATAAACCTACAAATTACGAAGAATTTCCAATTGACATAGACCATATCTGGGAAACATCCGAAGATAGAATCATTGAAATATTAGAAGGTGCAAGACGTATACATATATTACATGGTCATTATACTCCAACCAGAGCTATTCATCAAAATTTGGAAAAGATTGACTCAATTGTATTCCATAATTTAACCAAAGTGTCTTTAATGGCACAGCAAGATAAAGATGAATATCTACATTGGTACGGAAATTGGGAATACGAAAATGAATTAATAAATAAAATTAAAAATAAAGTTTGGGTAGGATTATATCATTTTCCATATGAAACGGAAAACTTATATCATATTCCAAATAATTATACATTTACTGAAAATAAAGAACTTTCAACATCAATAGAATTAGGATACGCAGCAAGAGTTGAAGGTAGAAAGAATGTTGAATATATGGATGGATTGGGTGGATTCATTTCTACTAATTCAGAAACATTCAACAAATATTATAAAAAGAAATATGGATATAAATTTGAAAAAGCAAAAGTTTATAAGTTTGATTACAAATATAAAGAAAGGTTCTACGCACTTGATTGGGGAATATCTCACTCTTGCTTTGAATATGAACCATTCGGATATGGAATTTTTGAAGCAGTGGATTGGGGTAAGCTTCCAATACTACATGAAAAATGGCACGTACCACTTGATTATAAATACAAAGCGATTGATGCGATATCGTTTAGAGAGACCTACCAAAAAATATGTGAAGATGATTACGAAACCCGTAAAACAGAGTTTGAAAAACTTAAAAATTGGATGATTAAACACTTTTCCAATAAAGATGAGTGGAAACAAAAACTTTTAGATATTTATAACGGAGAATAACACTTTATACTATGGCAAGAACAAATCTATCGTTAGGTAATTTATATAGAGCAACACAAGGTTCGGCAAGAACTTCACAAGCAGTTTCAATGAATGCTATGAACGCATCGGCAGGTACACAAGCTGCTTTTACTTCATTTGCAGTTGATTCTATAACTAGAAATTTACCGACTTTCACATATATTGTAGAAAGTACCGAAGAAGCGGCAACATTCTCTTTTGGTACACAAGGTTCTTTACATGGTTCGAGAGTTGGTAGTGTAGCTGCAAACTATACAGTATCATTTAATAATGCTAATTTTACAGTAGGTTCTCCGACATTGGGAGCATCTCCATCGTTTCCAATTACACCGGCAGCAATATCGGTATCAACATATTCGGAAGCCAGTTCAGTATTATCTATGACATATGCTGACGGATATAATTTAAATGCAACTAACTATAATGTTGCATCTACAAAAACTTTATATGCAGTAGACGTTTATAATACAATCAACCAACCTGATTTCTGTTTATTATTCGGAACAAAGATAACTAAAACAGATGGTAGTGTTGTTAATGTTGAAGACCTGTCTGTGGGTGATTCGATTAAAGCATGGGTTCCAGCAGGATTACCAGATGAGTCACAAGATGTGGATAGTGAAAATGTTGATTGGAGATTCTATATGTTAGAAACTCAAACAGGTTCATATCAAGAAGTAAATGTATCGGATATTGTATTTAACTTTGCAAGTGGATATTATGATTTGAATAATGGTTTAATTAAAGCAACTGGAACTCACCCTCTTTGGGTATGGGATAGTGAAATTGAAAAATATCACTTTAAAAATATTGAAGATGTGTTACCTGGAGATTTAGTAGTAACATATGACGAAATGAGTGGATTGAACGAAATTGAAATAACTGATATTGAAGTAGTAAATGCAGATGTGGAAATTGTAACACTTAATGTGGAAAATGCCGATGTGTATTTAGCAAATGGTATTATATCGCATAACAAAGGAACAACAACACAACCTTACATTCCATCTTCTGGATTAAGAATGTATGTTGACCCAGGAAAAGCATCATCATACCAATCAGCAGATACTGCAGATTTATTAGACCTTTCAGGATGGAACACAGGTATTAGACCCGCGGGTGTTGCAAACGCAGCAGGTATTAGTGGTGGCAATCCGGTATATAATGCAGGAGCATCTAAAAAAGAAAAATATTTTGCAGGAAATGGTACAAATTACTTTTGGTATAAAGATACAACAACAAATATTAATGGTGGTATATCTCAATTCAATACAAATACTGGTACAATTCATATGTGGATAAGACCAACAGTAACACTGGGAACAACTACAAGACACATTTTTGACTACGCAGGTTTTTATGGTTTAGCAATTGAATCATCAAATAGTTCTACATTGGATAGAGTAAAATTCTATGGTAGTACATTGGGAAATAGTGCACAATTAACGACATCATTATCAGCAAACGTTTGGTATATGATTTCAGCAACATTCCAACCATCAGGAACTGTAACAGTTTATGTAGATAAAACATCGGTAGGAACATTTACCGCATCAGCATTTACGGCCCCATCATCTACAAACTTTTTAACAATTGGTAGTAATAGTGCAAGAACAACATTCTGGAACGGACAAATTGGACCTGTATTATTCTACAATACATTACAATCGGCAACATCAGTAGGACAAGTATACGATTATTTCTCTCCAACATACAAATAAGAATTGTTGTTTTGGTTGAAAATTTTATATTTATATTGAGAATTAATAAAATAAATTTAAAGCATATAAAATGGCAGAAAAGATAGTATCACCAGGCGTATTTACAAAAGAAAACGACCTTTCATTCTTACAACAAGGTGTAGCTGACATCGGAGCAGCATTCATAGGCCCTTTCAAAGAAGGCCCATTGGTTCCAACAATTGTAAATTCACAAGCTGAATTCGAACAACTATTTGGTAGTGTTGATGACACATATTACACTCCTTTAGCAGTACAAAATTATTTAAGAGAAGCAGGAACTGCAACTATTTGTAGAGTGGCTGGAAAAACGGGTTATACCGAAAAAGCTCCTTTATTATTAATAGCTGCATCAGGTTCACAATCAGGTGCATTGGGAGTATTGTTTAATACAAGCGGAAGTGCAGTTGGATTTGCGGGAACATTGATTTCTGATTTAGATGGTAGTGGTGATTTTTCAATGTTGTTAAGTGGTAGTGGAATTGTTGCAACTGGATATAGTGCATCTTTAGAATTATCGGATAGTGATGATATCGAATCAGTATTTGGTACATCTGCATATGGTACAAAAAGAGCTTATTCATACGCTTTCTTCAAAGAAAACGGATTTATATTTAATACGGGTTCTTACACACTTTCATCAGCTGATGGAATTTTAACTGGCTCTGTAACTAGTTCAGCATTTGCATCAAATATAAGTGCAAGTGCAGTTGTATTACCTAATCAAAAATTTAGTGGTTCTTACGGAACTGGTGAAGCTTGTGAAGCTCTTACCCCATATATACAATCTCAATTAATTTCAGGTGATAGATATGATTTATTCCAATTTGAAACAATCACTGCAGGAAACGCAGCAAATACTAAAATAAAAGTTGGTATTTCAAATGTAAAAGCAGCTGGTACAACAAACGGAACTGATTATGGTACATTTACTGTTATTGTTAGAGATTTTAATGATACTGATAAGAAAAAGAATATATTAGAAACATTCTCAAATGTAAACTTAGACCCTAACTCTCCAAACTTTATTAGTAGAGTAATTGGTGATAGAAAAAGAGAAATTGATTCAATAACAGGCAAAATAACTGAAAGTGGTGATTGGGTTAATAATTCAAAATATATTAGAATTGCTAATTTATATACAACCGCTCCAGTACAAGCCGTTCCTTTTGGACATGGTGCATACAAATTATTTGTAAACGCAGGAGATTATGACCTTCTTATTCCAAGAGTAACATTCTCAACGGGTTCGGTAGTAGATTCTTCTAAATATAGTGGTATTGATTTGGATAATAATGCAGATAACAAAATCTATATGAAGCCAGTTCCTGTAAGTGCAGGTAATGGTTTTAACGCTGTATTCTCATTAGATACTATTTGTGGATTGACATTATCATCAACAACATCTACTGAAATTGCAAAAAGACAATTTGTAGTAGCATTCCAAGAAGGTTTTGACGGATACGCACCAAACACAAACGCATCTGATATTGAGCCAGCAACAACTGCAGGTAAATTAGCATACGGAAAACATATCGCAGCTTTATCTAACGCTGACGAATATGATATCAATATGGTAGTTGCACCACATGTTAATAAAATAGACCATTCTTCAGTATTCACATCCATTTTAGATATGGTTGAACAAAGAAATGATGCATTCTTCATCGGAGAGATGGGTAATTCATCTACTTCTTTAACCGCTACAATTGGTGAATTAGGAGCAGGTTCAGTTGATTCAAATATGGTAGCAACTTACTATCCTTGGATTAAAACAATTGATGTTAATACAAATAAATTAATCACTGTACCACCATCAGTATTACTTCCAGGTGTATTCGCAGCAAACGATAGAGTAGCAGCAGAATGGTTCGCACCAGCAGGTTTGAATAGAGGTGGATTGATTGGAGCAGTTAGTGTATTAAATAGATTAACTCAATCTGAAAAAGATGATTTATACGAAAACAAAGTAAATCCAATCGTTCAGTTCCCAGGACAAGGTATCGTAGTATTCGGACAAAAGACATTACAAGATAAACCATCTGCATTAGACAGAATTAATGTAAGAAGATTATTATTAACTGTAAGAAAATACATCGCATCTACTTCAAGATATTTAGTATTTGAACAAAATACTTCTGAAACAAGAAATAGATTTTTAAATATTGTTAACCCTTATTTAGAATCAATCCAACAAAGACAAGGTTTGTACGCATTCCGTGTTGTAATGGATGATACTAATAATACTCCGGATGTAATTGATAGAAACATTATGAAAGGTGCTATCTTTTTACAACCAACTAAGACCGCTGAATTCATTCAAATTGATTTCAACATCTTACCAACTGGAGCAGCATTTAACGGATAATTTAAGAAATAGATATTTATATAAAAGAATTAAAAAATAAAGTAAAATGCCAGAAATATTAGAGTTTGATAAAATTTTCTATAAGAACTTTGAACCGAAGTTAAGTAATAGGTTCATTATGGAAATTAACGGTATAGAATCGTATATCATTAAAACTGCGAATAGACCTACATTCACATCGGAAGTTGTTGAATTAGACCATATCAATGTAAAAAGAAAGATTAAAGGAAAGTCTACATGGGATGATGTAAACATTACTCTTTATGACCCAATTGTACCATCAGGTGCACAGCAAGTTATGGAGTGGATTAGACAATCACATGAGTCATTAACAGGTAGAGATGGATACGCAGCTTTCTATAAGAAAGATATCACATTCTATATTTTAGGACCAGTAGGTGATAAAGTTGAACAATGGACTTTGAAAGGAGCATTCATCAGTTCAGCAAACTTTGGTGAATTGGATTGGGCATCAAATGACCCCGTTTCAATTGAACTTACACTTTCTTATGATTACGCTATTTTAGAATACTAATTGTATTAAAATTATAAAAGAAAGGGATACCCACAAAGTATCCCTTTTTATTTTTTTAAAAACATAATATATATAATAAACACATTAGTTATATTATGGAACAAAATATTGAACAACAAGTTACAAGAGGGTTAGGTACACAACCAACTCAAACACAAAAATCATTCGCATTTCCAACTGAAACTATATCATTACCTTCAAAGGGATTGGTATATCCAGAAAGCAATCCCCTATCAAAAGGAGAGATTACTATTAAGTTAATGACTGCAAAAGAAGAGGACATTATTACAAATCAAAATTTAATTCGTAAAGGATTACATTTGGATAAGTTATTGGAATCAGTAGTAGTTGAACCAGGAGTAAACATTAATGATTTAGTATTGGGTGATAAAAACGCAATCTTAATTACATCTAGAATATTAGCATTTGGTACTGATTATGATGTAACAATTAATGACCCAGGTGATAACGAACCTGTAAGTGTTACAATTGATTTATCTAAAATTAAGATAAAAGAAGTTGACGAATCTAAATTAAATAGAGATAACGAATACGAATTTACACTTCCAAAATCAAAAACACCAATTAAGTTTAAATTACTTACACATGGTGATGAAATTGCAATTGCAAAAGATATTGAAGCATCTGAAAAAACATTAAAACAAAGTAACGAAATTACAACTAGATATAGAAGAATGATTACAGAAGTTAATGGTACAAGAGATATTGGATATATAAGTACATATGTTGCAAATCAATTATTAGCAGCCGATTCAAAGTCTCTAAGAAAACATATATCTGAAATTACTCCTGATTTAGACTTAACATTTGAATATGAATCGTTGATTACGGGTGAAACGGAGGCACTTCGTATACCTTTTGGGGTTGACTTTTTTTACCCTGCCGACTAATTACTCTACTTTATTACATCAAAAGTTATTTCAAATTGTTTACTATGCAAATGGTGGATTCAATTGGACAGACTTATACACCATGCCTATTAAGTTTCGAGAGTTCTATTGGAGAGAATTATTAAAGACCAAAGAAGAGGAGAAAAAAGCAGCAGAAAGGGTATACAAATCAAATACTCCATCATCCAAAGCAAGAAAGAGGTAAATTGAAATAATATTATATTTATATAAGATAAATGAATACATATGCGTAAAAAAATATTAGTTAAAGAAGCCGGTTTAGTAGATTTTTTCAAAAGTTTTTTCCAAGCAAAAGCTGACGGAAGAGAAAGTCAATGGCTTCAAAGACTTCGTAAAGCTGACCCAGATTTAGCAGATACGTGGTCTGATTTTGATGATAAAGTATCTAAAAGTATGTATCAACAAAAGAGAGATTTACAATCAATGGGATTGGACACTAGTCATATAGATAAGATTATTAAACAATACGGATTAAAAAACGTCTAATTTAATCTATCATGGCAAAAGGGACACAATCAAATTCATCGTCCGGACAAAGAAGAATTACCCAACTCAAAGAAGAACAAGCATTATTACAAGAAGGTTCGGTGGCTTGGAAAAAAATAGATGCTACAATTGAGCAAATAGAAAAACGTTTAACTAATAGCGTTGAAAATATAGAAGAATTTTCGGATAGTGTAAAAAGTCTAGGTGCAGGACTTGGTAAAAATAATAAGTTATTTGAGTCTATGAGTCTTTTATCTGCAAGTATGCAGGGCTCTATGAAATCGGTTGGTTTATTTGTAAAAGAACTTGGACCCGATGCAAGTAAATTTAAAAAAGAAACATTTAAAACAGCTGATGCATATAAAAGCTTAGGAAATGTTATCGCTGTTAATTCAAAGAAATTAAAAAAGCAACAAATAACAACCAGTCAATATAATCAATCTGTATTGGATTCTTATGATGATTTGGAAGAAGCTATTGAAAGATTGGAATCACAAATGGAAGGCCTGACGGGTAAATCACTCCAATCGGCACAGGCAATAAAAAGAACATTTGAAAATCAACAAGCTTCTTTAGAAGCAGCAGCAAAAGCGGCCGAAAAAAGTAAACAAAGTATAGAAGGAATTGGATTTGTAACAAATAAATTATCATCTACCGGAATACCTGCAATTGAGGAATTTGGTGATGTTATTATGAAAGCCAAAGAAGGTGGACAAGGCCTAACATTAGCAATGGCTGCATTGGGATTTGCAGCGGGTAAAGCTGCATATGATTTAGGACTGGTAGGTGATAAGATTGGAACGATAGCAAAGTATGACCAAGAAATTGGTGACTTAACTACACAAATAGATGTATTCAATGATAAATTACGTTTGGGTATGGTAGGTGGTGGTAAAAACTTTGTAGCAGCAAAAGCAATAAACGATTTTAGTAATCAAGTTGCTAATATGGCAATGGAATTTCAAGCTGCATCTAAAACTGCATTATTTGGTAAAGGATTGGGTGGAGTTGGATATGGTGCTGCACAATTACAAATGGCAGGTATAAGTGCAGAAACGATTGCAACGTCAATGAAAGACGCATCGTCTGCAATGGGTTCAAATGTAAGTGGAAAATTTGGAGCAGATATGGCAATACTTGCAGCTAGAACAGGCCAAACATCGGAAGGAATTGCATCCATTAACGATACTTTTATGAGATTGGGTGGGGTTAGTAAAGAAACTGCCATTAGTATGCAAGAGGGTCTAAGGGCAATGGCATCACAAGCAAATATTAATTTGGGGGCATTAATGGAAGATGTTGCAGAGGCTTCAAAGGACGCATTATCATACCAACTTAAATCACCACAGGCATTAGCAAAAGCAGCAACATTTGCACAATCATTAGGAACAAAATTTACAGAGATAGCAAATGCTGGTAAAAGCATGGTTTTAAACTATAAAGATAGTATTAAAGCCGAAATGTCTTTATCTGCTATGTTGGGTAGAAGGGTTGATTTATCACAAGTTAGAGCATTATTTGCAGCCGGAAAAACGGAAGAAGCGGTTAGGGCCCTAAAGGCACAAGGATTAGACCCATCAAAAATGAATATGTTCCAACAAGAGCAACTTAAAAGTGCAACTGGTGGATTAGATTTAAATTCATTACAAAAAATAGCAACAAGGACTGGTCGAAGTGGAGGTGAATTGGGTAAGGGAGATGTTGGTGCAGAAAACCAAGTATTTTTATCAACAAAATCATCAGCAGAATCTGCAAAAGCAATAGGAGCGGCAGTTCAAGCGGCAATGACTGAAATACAAAACAAAGAATTAGACAATCAATATAATAAAGCCAAAAATCAAGCTTTAATACTTAATACAGATGGTATTGCGGATTTAACTGCACAATTAAAACAAAAAGAAGCTGAAAAATCTATAATGTCTAGTGGTTTTGGATATGGTTTAGCTGGTGCAGGTATAATGACTTTATTAACCAAAGGAAAAGGATTGGGTAAGTTGTTTGGTAAAGGTGGAATGGGTAAGTTTTTTGGCAAAGGAGGGAGCACACCACCCATATCAGCAACAGGACCAGGTAACCAATTTAGTGGATATAAGATGGTTGGTAAACATGGTAATGTTCATGATGCATCTGGTAAATTTGTATCAAGAGCAAACGCTGACGCATTTAAACAATCTCAAGGTTATGTAAAAGCAAAATCAGGAGTAATGTATAAACCAGGAACTCCACAAGCAAATGCTATAATGGCAGCAGGTAAAAATACAATAACACCTGCAGCAAGTATGACGGCAGGAGCACCCGGAATGTCATCAACATTGGCGAATACGGCAAAAACAGGTTTGGGGTCAAAAGTTACAAGTAATTTATTGAGTAGTGTTAAAGGTGTTAGTGGAGTATTAAGTGTATTAACTGCTGCATACGATTATAAGACTAGAAAAGATGCAGGACAGACTACACTTCAAGCAGGTGCAGGAACAATAGGTGGTACAGGTGGAGCGTTGGCAGGAGCAGCACTTGGTAGTGCAATTTTCCCTGTTGTAGGAACTATCATTGGAGGTGCAATTGGATATTGGGCAGGAAGTTCTCTTGCAGATGAACTTACGGGTGCAAATGAACCACAAGTAGAAGCTCAAGAAGAATTGGCCGGAACCTATGAAATGACTAATGCAGAATTGGAAGCTGAGATTGCAAATGGTAATTTATTAAATAGTAGTGA